CTGCTGCGGCGTAGTCCCTGTGGAGCATGCCGTTGTCGTCTTGGTAGCCGCGAGACTTGCCGCTGTAGTCGTAGACCTCAGGCATGAATCATCTCCAGTTAAAAGCCCCGGTGTGGAGAGCCACCCGAGTGTTGACAGAGGTGTCCGCCGGACCGGGGACGCACATGATGAATTCAGCGCCGGCACGCTCAAAGGCATAACGACGGACCTCTTCACGCCGGTAGTTCGGCACATAGAGGGATTCCGCCAAGCGATCGACTTCACGGAGATAGATCTCCCTGTAGTCGCGCTCGGACTTGATCGGGTCGCTCTGGAAGATGGCTCGATCTGAGTCACCCGTGATGCGCTCCACGCGGGAGGGCATCGGCTGCTCCTCGTTGCGGAACACCTCCGAGAGCTTCCAGGCCTTGTCGCAACGATCCAGTTGACCCAGTAATTGGGTCATCCAGTAATCGTCGGGAATGCGGCACATCGCCTCTTCCAAGCGGGCAATATCACCCGCCGGGATGTTGGCCCCAACATTGAAACCCAGGTGGAACCGGCACCGCGATTTGTCGTGAGTGCTGAATTCCACGAGGATTCCCTGCTGTCTTTGATTCTATTCAGCCAATCCAGGCGACATCTGAGTCGATAACGGCATCCCAGTTGACCCGTTTGACCTGACGCAGCTGATCCCAGTTCGTGAATCGTTCATTGGGCAGCGAACTGCGCAGCTCAATAATCTGCTTGGCCGAGCTATGGCCAATTCCTTTGATCGCCTGCGTCAAGATTTGCTGCGTCGCCAGATTCAGATTGATCCGTGTTTCAGGCGGGATAACAGGAGAGGAGACCTCTGCTTTCTCCTTCTTGATGTCGCTTGCAAGCTTCTGAGGCTTGGGAGCAACCTGGGTGCGGCCGGTGTCTTTTTTCCACTCCAGCAAATTGTCCAAAGAGACATAGGACACCTCGCCGGACTGATTCTTGACCATGGCCCAATCCTTGTCGTGATGGCCGACAAACTCGACGATCTGTCCGTTCTTGGTGTTTTGATAAAGGGTGGCCATGAAAAAAGGGCACCGTTGCGGGTGCCCTCAGTCTAGGGAACAAATGACTGCTAGAGCAATCAGCGTGTCTGCCCAGCTTCGATGGTGTTCGGCTGGATGGTGTTGTCCAGGTTGGGAGCAATGTCATCAAACCAGTAGCAGACCTGGCAGACCACAAGGCTGCCGCTCTGGAACGTGGAGTAGATGTTGCTGCCCAGCGCGTTACCAGCGTTGGTGGTGACATACAGACGCATGGTCAGATCGGCTGTGGTGGCGACCACGGCGGAATCCAACACACCTTGCACCGTTGAAGAACACCCAAAGGTGTCGTCATCGGCCTCGATGTCGTCGGGGTCGGTTGCAGCTGAGGTGGCGTTTGCTCCTGCATTGGCGTTGACGGCGGAGCCCAGCTTGAGCTGGTTGCCGTCAGTCGCAACGATGTAGGAATCGCAGCCGCAGCTTTGGCCGGTGTGCCCCTGCTTGCGCATGTTGGGAACACGCAGGCCCAGGTGGTAGATCTTCGCGCCGGTGGGAATCACCAGGGGTGATCCACGATCAAGCCGAGGCTTGTCGTCGGGGCGGAGGTCAGGGGAGGGAACAATCACGTCAAACGTGTTGTTGGCCTGAGCTGCATCGTCAGGGATCTTGGCGTAGCCAACGATGTCGTAATACAGGCGTCCGGGGATGGCCTGCACCGGCTGGAACTGATAAGAGCTCAGCTGGTTGACGTAGTTGCCGGGGTAGATCTTCTTCAGATGGGACGGCGGGTCATAGACCGAGCCGCCGGGGACTGGACCGGGATTTTGACCGTATCCAGAGAACTGTGGGGTGGGTGATGCCATGGTTAGTTACCTCCTCAGTAAACGAATGAGTAAGCAACCGTGATGAAGTCCTTGTTCAGGACTTCAAAGCCGGCAAAAAGGCTCCAGATCATGATGATGTAACGACTGAAGTCGTCGTTGTTGTTCAGCAGGATCTGAGAGTTGTTGCCGCCAATGCCAACACCAACGGCCTGAGGGCCGAAGAAGATCATTGGAGCAGCCTGTGTCACTTCGTTCGTGATGGATTCATCAGTCACGGTGATTTGCAGGCTCTTCTCGGCAAGGTTCGTGGACTCAAACCAGCGGACGCCTTCAAACAGGAAGCCCGTTGGCATGACCGGTTGCCCAGCCACGAAACCAGCCTGGCCGTAAGCAGGACCCATGCCGCGATAGAAGTTCGCGTTGGGAGTTTGCTCAGGCTGCATGGGGTTAACCATGCCGTTGCCTGCGTAACGAGCGATCTCGCGGAACGCATCGTTCTGACGCAGGTGCATCATTGCGGTGGGGTCGCAGATGCAGCGGTAGTACCCATCAGCAAAGGTGGGCACGTTGCGCTTGCGCATGTCCTTGACGACCTCGAGGAGGTCAGTCTTGACATCGAACTTCGCGGACTCAGTTGCCGCGTAGGTCAAGAAAGGAGCAGCAGCAGCCTTCTCTTTCTTGAGGGGATAGTAATAGCCACCTTGGCAGCTATCGGCCATTCCCTGTGCTTCTGCCTTGAACAGTTCGTCAGCGAAGACGCGATCACGCCAGCGGCGGTAGTCATCCAGCAGGGTCAAACTGCCGATCGACTGGTGGAAGACGTTCAGGTTGCCGGTATCAAGTAGCAGACGCTGAGCAGTCAACAAAGTCTCACGAGCAACCTTGAAGGTGCTGGGAGCTGTTGGGTCGGTCGGGTCCGCAGGGCCGGTGTATTCCCGCAGGGTCACGAGAATCTTGTCCTTCACGATGTTGCGTGAGGACGCGGTGCCCAAGGTCTGGTCGGCGGTCCGCTCGCGGGAATCCTTGTTGCCAGGATTTCCCCAGAAGCGATAACGATCAAGCTGCACCGTCTGACCAGGCTGCTTCGCAAAGTCGTGAACCACAACGGGTTCAACGGCCATTTCGATGATGTAGCCGGGGTGCGGACGGTAAAGCTCCGCGCCGAGCAGTTTGGGGAAATCGTTGTCAATCCACATGGGAAGACGGACTCCTTGACTGTCAGTTGAAACACACGGGTTGTGTGCTGCAGCTAGTGTAATGACAAACGGTAGGGAGCAATCTTCTTGGAGGCAGCAGAGGTGAAGGGGCTCCTTGGCCTACTTCTCGTAGATGGGTCGCTTAACCAATACCGCACTCCCAGAGGGGGTTACGTCCAATTGACGCTGACAGGCGGAGTGACAGAGTCCGCTTTCCTGGAGGACAAAGTCGCTGAATTTCGCCAATTCATCCCAACTGACGCTCAAATTGTTCCCTATAAGACCCATCCCCGGACAACTGAAAGACCCAACGCTCAAGGCGTTGTTACCGAAGACGAGAAGCACACCATTGTCCTGAGATTCCGCGTCTCAACCAACAAGCTCCGACCTGTGTACAACCTGCTGTACCCAGGCGGAAAGCGAAAGATCACAAAAGGCGTCCTCGACCTTTTAGGCGCTGCAGCCGCAGCTTGGGCCTGGGCTGAAGGTGCAAGGCCAAACGAAGACGGCTCGGCCATCTTGGCTCGCTGCGGTACGACCGAGCACGAGGGCTTGCTTGTTTCTGATTGGCTTGAACTTCTTACCGGCGCCAGTTCGGAAATCTCAGAAGACTGTGGGGAAAGTGGTCGCTGGGTGAAACCAAGACTCAAGTTCGATCCTGAGCAGGCCGCAAAAGTGCGATCTGCTTTGAGGCCCTACGCGCCTCCGTCCAGGGTGCACCTATTCAACGAATCTCCAAACGTCCTATGCAAACCATTGAAGAGCTGCAGCTAAAGATCGCTCGCATCGACGAGCGACTGGAATGCTGGTATCAAAAGCCTCAAACCGAAAAACGCATTGCCAAGATCGAACGGCAAATCGCGAGACGTGATCGCCTGTACGGTCAGATCGAGGCCATTGAAGAGCGCGAAGCTGCGGCCATTGAACGGGCGGAGCCACTGATCGATGAAGTGACGGGCGCCGAGCTGCCCAAAGACAGCTTTACGTTCCGTGTAGAGCAAACCGATTGGGGTTGCTCGGTATTTGTAGACATCTACGACAGCCCATTTGATGATCGCTTCACGGGTGGTGAACCGCTGTGGCTACGGGCTAGTGCCACAGGTAAGCGAACTTCCAGGGGCACACATAGTCATCACACCACAGTTGGCCTGGCCAGCGGGGAATACTGGACCGGCGAGTCCTACAGCCAGACACTAGTGTCCGGCTCCAGCTGGTGGGCTGACTGGCCAGAGCACAGCCACCTTGCTCTGACACTTGCCAAGGATCGGGAACTGAATTTTGTCCTAGAGACTGCCGACTACACCACTGCTGAACTTTTCGGTTGACACTCCAGCTCACAAAAACAGCTCTTGCTTGGTGCCTCGGCCGTGGCACTCTTGCCATTCGAGGCACCA